CGAAAAATGTTCGTTCTCACACGATCATTCTCTACGAGGGCATGCCGTTTAACGCTATTGGCATCTCTGGAAGAACCTTATTGACATTTGGGCATATGAGGTATTGTTTTGAGGTTATTGGTGTTAAGCAGTTTTCCTTGCTTATTGGAGGTCAATCTTTCGATGTCAGTGATTATGAGCTCGTTCCTATTGAGGGTTTTGATCTGTGTCTCGTTAAGATCAAGACTTTTAATGTTCCAGAATTTCCAAACGTCATTAACAAATTCTTGACAGAGGAGCAGGTTAATTCTAACTGGTTTGCCGGTAATATTTTTCTCCAGCGTGTTGTTGGTTCCAATGCCATGTTTCACCACATGAATCAATTCCGCAAGTATGATACGTCAACATATCAGGCTTCGTTCATTCATGATGGGAAGACATACACACGGATGATTGAGCCGACTAATTCTCTTTATGGAGGTGTTTTGAATACAGTCCGCGGTGATTGTGGTTTCATGTATGTTGTGGATTGGAATCAACCACAGTGTTATCTTGGACTTCATACTGCAGGTGATGTCAAAGCTGGTCTGGCTTGTTTCCATATTATCACGCAGGAGATGCTGAAGGAGTGGATTAGAATCCATGAACCTCCAGTGCAGCGGACACTTGTTGATAATGAGTATGTTCAGGTGCAGGAGTTTGAAGGTGAGGGTCAGATGTGTCTGTATCCCGAATATTCTGTTTCCCATGGCCATTATATGAATTCTAAATCCCCTTATTATGCATCTGGGATGGAAGGTGTTTTCATTAATGAATTTGGTGAAACAGAGAAATCGATGACTTGTCCGACGCGTGGTGATGTTTACGAAGGATCCGCTGGTTTGAAGTATGCAACGAAGAAATTCCAGACTGGAATGGCACGTCGTACTGATGTCCGTATCCCTAAGGAATGGTTTATCGCGTTTAATACTTTCCTCTGTAGTTTGATGCCTGCCCCTAATGCTGTGATGCAATGTATACAATCTATTGCAACAGCAATCAATGGTATCTCTGTTCTTGGTATCAAAGCCATTCCGAAGTCTACTGCTGTAGGCTGGCCTTGGAATAAAATTTGGAAGGTATCTAAAAAAGGTCAGACTATGCATTACAATGGTAATGGAACATATACAGCGAAGGATTATCTTGTTCAAACTGTCATGGAACAGCTTGATGCGCTCCGAAATGCCCC